GGTCGCCCAGACGTCGGGAGCACCTTCGCCCATGACGATATGCGACCAGCGCTCAGCCTTCGCCCTGTGGCCGTTGTAGAGGAACCTGGCGGTCGAGGGCAGGCGGGGAGGGAAGAGATACTTTGGATCCTTCTCGCCGGTGATGTCGCGGCCCTGGAACGTGACGATCTGGCCGTCGAGGTCGGCGATAGGGATGATGACCCGTTCGCTGAACACCATGCGGCCGTCAGAGCCGTCCTCACGCTTGAAGCGGAAGGCGCCATCGTGACACATGCGCAGCCCGAAGTCCTGCTGGATCTGCGGGGTGAAGCCGCGCTCGTTCAGATACGGAATGCCAGCCGAACCGGAGGGGACGGAGACGGGAAGCTTGAGCGCTCCCTCGAACACCGGAACGACGGCCTTCTTCTCGCGCTGCTTGGGCTTCCAGCCGATGCCCTTTGCGATGGTATCGAAGACCTGGCCGATCGCCTTGTTGTCGGTCGTGCCCAGATGGGCAGCTGCGAAGGTCCACAGGTTGAAGCGGGCCTCGCACGAGCCTGAGAAGCAGTTGCCGTAGCCGGTATCGCGCGCGAGGTAGACCTTCCACACGGCGTTGCCGCACTTGGGGCATTCCTTGATGTTGAACTGCGGCCCACGGCTGCCGGAGGTTGCCCGATACTCGATGCCCTCGTGCTCGAGGAAGTCTTCAGGCGTGCATGCCGCGTAGCCGCTGTCCTGGTTCTGGCTCATGCGTAGCCGCGGAAGTCGATCAGGAAGCGCATGCAGCTCAAGTCCTGGCCGAACCGCAGTCGGAGGCCGGTCTCGGCGTTGCGCATTTCGGAGAAGTAGAGGAGAACCTCGCCGTTCTGGCGCATGTCCTCGTCGCGGTTGATCGTGATGAGAACGTCGGCCGTTCTCACCGCCTCGTAATCCTCGGCCGCGTCGGTGCCCTCAGCCACGTTGCGCTGCGCTTTCTTGGTGCCCTCGCGGTTCGTCTGGAACGCGGTGAGCATCGCGCAATTGAAGTCGGTCGCCACCGCGCGGAGATCCTGGCCGATCTCGGCGAGACCGTGGCGCTTCTCGTTGTAGTGGTTCTCCGGCTTGAGGATGCCCAGATAGTCGACGATGACCATGTCAAAGTCGATGCCCTTCTGCTGGTAGCGCTTCAGTATGCGCCGCAGCTCTGAGACCTTGAGCGTTCTGATCGGGAACGCCTCGACCAGGAACATGCCGCCCTTCTTGTCGGTGACAGCCTCCCAATCCTCGACGGCCTTGTCGACGTCGGAGGAGCGCTTCGCCAGCTCGACCAGCGGGACGCCGGAGATGCACGCGTCAGAGCGATCGCCGATGATGTCCTCGCCGACCTCGCAGCTGGCGTAGAAGACCTTCTTGCCGTCGTTGGCCGCGGCGAGACCGAAGTTGATGAGAGCAGCCGTCTTGCCAGCCTTCGGTGGCGCCATGAGGATCGAGAGCTCTTTGCGACCCCAGCCACGCCAGGGCGTGAGCTTCGCGTCGAGCTCGGGAGAGCCTGTCGTGATGCCGCCGCTCATGTAGGTGCCGGCCAACATTGCAGCGCGCCTGGCGATGCGGTCCTGGCGGGTCTTCGAGAAGTCGGTCGCTTCCTTCGCATCGACCGAACCGACCGACTTGGCCTCGTCGATCTGGATCAGCGCCTTGTCGACCTTCGCGGGGTCGTTGCTGTCGAGAGCGTCGACGAGATCCATGGTCGAGTTTGCGATCGCCTGCGTGCGCGCGAACTCCGCGATCGTGTCGATCACGAACTGGCGGTCCTGCAGCGGATCCTTCCAGATGATGCCCATGAGGCGCTTGGCCTCGTTCATGTCGGCGATCTTGACGCGCTTGGCGGTGATGTAGCGCTGAAGCACCTGGACGTAGGTCTTCAGGGTGCAGCAGGCGTTGTAGCGGCCGAGATACTCCTTCTGCACCGCGACCAGCGCAGCCAGCGTCTCGTTCTCGAAATAGTCAGGCTCGACCAGCGAGCCCACCGCGGCAACGAAATAGTCGTCGCGCAGGTAGTGAGCTGCAAGCTGCTCTTGGAAAGCCTGATCGAAGGTGGGGGTGGTCAAATCAACCTCGCTGCATGTGTGTTATCAGACACATACTCAGCGACACCGCATGAGTCAACGAGATTAAGCAGCCAGGAGGCGTGCGCGCTTGACCAGTTGAGCTGGGAAATGCTGCGACGCCACCGCTTCTGGCAGCTGCTTGCGGATGTAGATCGCGTCCATCAGACCCATGACGGGCTCGGGCTGCTGCTTGATCTGCTCGATCATCCATTCCCGGTAGGCGTCCTGCACCGGCAGGGCCGCGTAGTGCTCCTCGGCATACATCGGGTGCTTCGCCAGGAAGAGGCGCTCCTTCTGCAGCTCGTGCCAATCGTAGAGGACGTGGGCGCCGAGCTTCTCGGAGTAGAGCTGCCGCGGCTGGGGCAGGCGCTTCCACAGCTGCTCGAGGGCCGTGCGGCACGCCAGCCGGCAGAACTCTGGATACGGGATGCCCGCCGCATCAGCGACCAGCATCGCCTTCCACAGGCCGGTCACATGGGCCTGCTCACGATCGAACAGGCTCTCGGCGCCGACCTCCATCAGACCACCACCGTAGAGGCCGCCGTTCTTCTTGGTGCCGCCGGCGCGGCCGGGAAAGCGCCTCTGCTCCGAGACCACCTTGCGAGCCGCGACCTTGATGGCGCGATAGTAGTGGTGCGCGAACAGGTAGAAGCTGTGGCCTGGCGTCAGCCGGCGATAGTCCCACCATTTCGTGCCGTAGACGTCGGAGACATCGGTGATCTCCTTGCGCGGCACATAAGCCGCCAGCAGCCCTTCGATCTGAGCCGAGGGCAGGGAGCTCCCGTAGAAGGCTCCCTGCACGGCTGCGATCAGGACCGCGTCATCAATGCCGAGTGAGTTCGGCGCCGATGGATCGATTGAGAATTGTCCCAAGCTCTGCATGCCCAACAGTAGCTCCTTTCGGTTGACGGTAACGGAGGAGAACGTCCCGAGCGAGGCCGGAACGGACGATGTCTTCGACCTCGAAGCGCACGAAGCCGACCTGCGGGTGACCCCACATGCGCTCCCAGGCGTCGTCGAAGCCCGAGCCCTTGATGTCGACCTGCTCGTCAGGATCTCCATCGACGACGATCTTCACGTTCTCGCCGATGCGAGTGAGGAAGAGCTTCATCTGGCCCACGGTGGCGTTCTGCGCCTCGTCGAAGATGACGAAGGCGTTGTTGAAGGTGCTGCCGCGCATCATGCCCAGCGGTGCGATCTCGATCTGGCCGGACTCGAGCATATACTCGACCGCTCCCGCTCCCAGCCGCTCGGTGAGAACGTCCAGGACCGGCTTGGCCCAGGGCTGCGTCTTCTCGCCCATGTCGCCGGGGAGGAAGCCATATTCCTCTTCAGCGCCGACGCACGGCCGGGTGATGACGATCCGCTCGATCACGCGATCGGCCATTGCTTCAGCTGCGAGGGAGGCGGCGACGTAGGTCTTGCCGGTGCCGGCGGGTCCGCGGGCAAACACGAGATCGTAGACTTCGATCGCATTGGCGTAGGCTTCTTGAGCATCGGTTTTGGGGGTGAAGGGCTTGCGGGTGCGCTGTTGACGGGGCTGGGTGAGGTGGAGGTTATCGCCGGGAAGTTGCTGGTGCTGTGGCCGTTGTCCCTTGCGGTTTTCGCGGCGCTCACCCTTGGTCTTATTCATGTTCCTAGCCATTCGACGAAACTCCAGAATGCGTGTGTGTAACTAGCTATGCATTGTATCACGCACAATCTGAAAGTTCGCCGATTGACATTACCCAAACAGCAGTAGGCCGTTCACTTTTTCCGGCGAGGGGCGAACCAGCGCCCCTCCATCATCGTGATGATCGTCCTGGCTCCGTTCGGATAGGTGACGATGTGGCTGTGGTCCCAGCTCGACAGGCCGCGGTTGTAGCCCATGTCCAGGCTGCCTGAGACGCCGGCGACATAGGCTCCGTCGACGATCTGCGGGGAGTGGGTGTGGCCGGTGTTCGATTTGGACCCCATCTTGGTATAGTGCCTGGGGTTGCCGCGCGCGCCGTTCGCGCCGAGGTGACCGTGCATGGCGCACTCGATGTTGCCGGCGATTAGGTAGCTGTCGTCCTCCGATACGAAGGTGACGCCGTTCAGGCCGTTGCTCTGGAAGTCGCGGAGCACCTGCTCGAAGATCGGCGGGTCGCTGATGCCTTCGGCCAGCTGCTCGTAATAGGCAGTCTGGGTGCGCAGGTAGAAGACGGCGTTGATCGGGTCGGTCTTGAAGTCCGCTTCCTTGAGCCAGCGCAGCAGGGCGTTGTCGTGGTTGCTCTGCACGACGACGGAGGTGCAGAAGTCGCGGCTCGTCTTCGCCAGGAAGTTCGAGCAGCCGCGCAGCGCCTCTTCGACATCGTCGGTGCCGTGCTTGTGCGTCTTGAACAGGAAGTGCGGATCCTTGATGTTGTGGTGGTTCCGCGGGCTGAAGTCGGACAAGTCGTGGTAGAACAGGTGCTTGGGCTTCAG